CCATGCGATCGACTTAATGAATCAGGAACTCTCTAACCTGCTAGAACCAAAGGAGCCGAATAACGATGACCCAAACAACATCACACGCCTTAGAAGATAAGTACAACGCAGAAGATGATGCGAAAAAAATTTCAAAACACTCACAAGAAAAAGAAAATTCAAAAACAGATTTAGAAAAACTACCCAACCCTACAGGTTGGCGTTTGTTAGTTATGCCTTTTAAAGTTAAAGAAGAAACTAAAGGCGGTATTATTATTGCACAAGAAACATTAGATCGTGCACGTGTCGCAACGCAAGTTGGATACGTACTGAAGATGGGCGATCTTTGTTACAAGGACGAAGAAAAGTTTTCAACAGGTCCCTGGTGCAAAGAAAAAGATTGGGTGATCTTTGCACGATATGCAGGATCACGCATGGAGATTGATGGTGGTGAGATAAGAATGTTAAACGATGACGAGGTGCTAGGGACAATAGATAATCCTGAAGACATCTTGCACGCAATGTAATCATAGAGGAGGATAATCTATGCAAGACGACACAAAAATCGATGTCGGCGATACCGACGAACAAGCTACAGAGATTGATCTTGATGCACCAGCACCAGAACAATCTTTAGAAGAGGAGATCCAAGTTGAAGAAGTTAGTGAAAACGATAGTCAGTCCGCTGACGCATCTAAGGAATCTAGTGAGCAGTCTGATGTTCAGGCTAGCGAACAGAAAAAGGAACTAGACGACTACAGCGACGGAGTTCAAAAAAGAATAGCTAAACTTACGCGTAAAATGCGTGAAGCCGAAAGGCAAAAAGAAGAAGCCATAGCTTTTGCTGAAAAAATGAAAGCTGATGCTGATAAATTAAAAGCTAGAAATAACAACCTTGGAGATAGTTATACAAAAGAACTAGAGTCAAAGGTAACAACTGGCATGAATGCAGCTAAGTTGGCTTATAAGCAAGCTATCGAGAGCCAAGACATTGAGGGACAGGTCGAAGCACAGAAGGCCATAGCACAAATGGCTATGGAAGAGGCTAGACTTAACAACTTAAAACAGGCTCAAGAGCAAAGAACACAGCAAATAGATACACAAAAAGGACAAATTGTGCCTCAAACTGCTGATCCTGTAACACAAGCACAACAACAAATTGATCCAAAAGCACAAGACTGGGCAACTAAAAATTCCTGGTTTGGCACTGATAATGCTATGACTTACACTGCTTTTGATATTCATAAGCAACTTGTAGAGGATGAGGGTTTTGATCCACAGTCAGATGATTATTATTCTGAAGTGGATAAACGAATAAGACTTGAATTCCCACACAAATTTGATAATGTGGAACAAACTACGAAAGAACAACCTGTTCAAAACGTAGCAAGTGCAAAACGTCCGGCCGGAAAGGGACGCAGAAAAACTGTGAAACTCACACCATCACAGGTAGCAATTTCTAAAAGATTAGGTGTGCCACTCGAAGAGTATGCGAAACAATTAGCCGCGAAGGAGGTATAAGCATATGACTAAAAATACAGAAACTAAAACTGTTAAAACTTCTCGCGCGAGTCAAACTAGGGTTAAATCAGAAAAACCTAAAGTATGGACTCCTCCATCATCACTTGATGCACCGCCTGCGCCAGACGGTTACAGACATAGATGGATACGCGCTGAAAGTATGGGCTTTGATGATACAAAGAACATGTCAGGCAAGTTGAGATCAGGATGGGAGCTCGTAAGAGCTGATGAATATCCAGATTTTGATTTTCCAACTTTGGATGAAGGACGATACGCAGGAGTGATCGGGGTTGGTGGCCTTGTGCTGGCAAGGATACCCGAAGAGCTCGCAAGGCAGCGTGAAGCATATTTTAATCAAATAACTGCAGATCGCAATGAAGCCTTAGATAACGATGTCTTAAAGGAACAGCACCCAAGTATGCCGATCAACCAAGATCGACAAACTCGTGTAACTTTTGGTGGTACAAAGAAAAACTAATTATTTAGTAATTCCTAACCACCGCTAACAATAACAACCTTTAAGGAGGAAAACCATATGGCAAAAGGTAATAACAAAAATGCCGCATTTGGGTTAAGACCTGTAGGAACGTTAAGCGGAGCCGGAAACCTTATGACTAATGAATACTTCATTGCAGACAATGAAGCTTCATCTATGTTTCAGGGGGATCCAATAATACAACAAGGTAGTAATACTGGCTTTGTCGACATTGGTGACAATGCCGAAGCTAACATTGGTGTATTAAATGGTGTTCTAATTGACGTTGACCCTGCAACGGGAAAACCTAAATTTGCAAACAATTATACGCAGACCAACATAACTAGAGGCAAAATCAGAGCTTTTATTTTTGATGATCCGTATATGAAGTTTGAAATACAGGGCGACTCTGGCGCAAGTGTTGACAGTGATGTCACAGACCGTCATGAAGTAGCAGACTACGTAAACCACGGAACAGAATCAGCTAATGGTGTGTCAGCATGTGAATTAGACATGTCTGATCTAGCAGGAACTGATGGTTCTTTGAAAATCGTAGCTTTTTCTACAGACCCTGGTAACGATGACTTAGGAAAAGAAAACCTTAACTATGTTGTGATCTTCAACGAACACAACTTCAAAAAAGAACTATAATAGCAGGAGGATAATTATATGGCTATATCAAGACAACAGCTCGCAAAAGAGCTAGAGCCAGGTCTGAATGCATTATTTGGACTTGAGTATCAAGGTTACGAAAATCAACACTTAGAGATTTTCGACGTTGAAAACAGTGACAGAGCTTTTGAAGAAGAAGTAATGTTAGCTGGTTTCGCAAACGCCTCAGTGAAAGCTGAAGGTGCTGCAGTTTCTTTTGACACTGCAAACGAGTCTTTCACATCTCGTTATACACACGAAACAGTTGCTCTCGCTTTCGCAATTACTGAGGAAGCAATAGAGGACAACTTGTATGACACGGTCGCGACTCGTTATACAAAAGCACTAGCAAGATCTATGGCTAATACGAAACAAATCAAAGGCGCAAACATCTTAAACAACGGCTTTGATTCAACAAACTTCCCTGGAGGAGATAATAAAGCTTTAATGGCTGACGATCACCCTTCACAATCGGGAACACAAACGAATGAGTTAGCTACGTCTGCTGACCTATCAGAGACCTCTATTGAGCAAGCTCTGATTGACATTGCTGCTTTCACTGATGAAAGAGGCTTAAAAATTGCTGCAAGAGGAGTAAAAATGATTATTCCTTCTGCGTTACAATTTACAGCTGAAAGAATCATGAAATCACCAGCAAGAGTTGGCACTGCTGACAACGATCTAAATGCGATTGCATCTAAAGGGATGATCCCTCAAGGTTATGTAGTAAACAACTACCTAACTGATACAGATGCTTTCTTCATCAAAACAGACGTTCCTAACGGTCTTAAAATGTTCGAAAGAGCAGCTATTAAGACTGCAATGGAAGGTGATTTTGAGACTGGTAATGTAAGATACAAAGCTAGAGAAAGATACAGCTTCGGCTTTTCTGACTGGCGTGGTATCTTCGGATCACCAGGTGCATAATCTCTAAGGTTATAAACCTATTAGAAGGGGCGCTTCGGCGCCCCTTTTTATTTGCAATCACTACATTAAAAGCGTATATTCAGGATACTGCATACTTATAAATAGTCAGTATAGACTCGTGCAGTAGACAATGTCTCAGACTGTGCTGGCGGAAAAGGAGACCAATATGGCTAATACAACTTTTAGCGGTCCGGTCAGATCAGAAAATGGCTTTCAAGTTATTTCTAAAGATTCTAGCACGGGCGCTATATCAAACTCTAGTTTTCAAGTTAACTCAACTGGACAACTAGTTTCTTTAGGAACAAGAAAAATACAATCTTTTGCTGGTACATTGGCAGCAACAGACGCGGCATCAACTGCATATGGAGATGGTGACGTTCTTGTTGAATTAGGAACTTTAGATGTTACAGCACCTTCTGCTTTAGTAACACCTTCTAAGTTTTTCATTCACAGAGCATTGATTGGTATTACAACTGCAGCAGGAGAAACTCTTGTTGGTGGTTTATCATTAAGTGCAACATCTGGAACAGCAACAAACTCTGCAGTTTCTTCTGGAACTGAAATTGT